AGATCTTCCGCCGACCGTAGAGGATCGGGATCCGCGTCCCGATCTTGGTCGTGTTCCCCGGCGCCCCGATGTACTTCGAAGCGTCCGGGTCGGTGCTGTCCTGCTTGGGGGCCGGCGAGATGAGCTACATGATGCCGCCGGCCGCCATCATGGCGCCCGAGACGCCCATCATCCCGGCGGACAGTCCAGACATGGCGAAGAACGACCCCGGTGCTACGAACTGACTGGCGACCGCCACCGCAATCAGCACGACGCCGACAATGATCTGCACGATCCCCATGGCGTTCTTCCCGCCCCGCATCGAAGGGACGAGGTGCAGCTCGGTAACGTCGTCGGAGAGCGGGGTGATCAGGCTCTCGTCGGTGTCGAACCCGAGAACCTCGATCTGGTGGCGATCCTGGCCGGGGAGCGGATCGAAGGCTTTGGTCTGCAGGCACAGGGCCGAGATGGCCTCTTCGACCGTGGCAGCGTCGAACTCTAGCCCGTCAGGGGCCAGGTTGCGGAGCTTCCCATGGAGGAAGATCTTGCGCTTCATCTTTAACCACCACACCAGACTGGGCGACACTATAACAAGAGATTCCGTCGTCTCCAATGATGATGTGCTTCAAGTCGGGGTAGTTTGTAAAGGCGATGTAGTCTTCACCCGACAGATTACTAGTACTATTAGGGTGAGTGTGGAATGTTCCCCACGCTTTCTCTTCGTGCGAGATCACGTCTGCCGGTTCCATGCGGAATGAGCTCTGCCGCTCTGTTGCGACATTCGGGACCTCGACAAGGCTGCCGTCGGGCATGATGAACCCGCAGCGCTCCTCATCACCGGTCAGGTGCTTGAACCTCTCCATTGAGCAGCCTCTTCATGTGCGGGGGCAGCAGACCCATCAGGTCGATGGTCGTCATCACCTTCGGGGCCTCAGCCTCGATAGCGGCGAAGACCGTTGGGTGGCGCAGGTGGGCGACGGTGCATTTCTGCCAGATGCCGTCATAGCGCTCGACGTTCGACATCCGACCCCAGACGTGGTGGATGATCTTCCCGTCGCCGATGTAGATGGCTGCGTGATTGGCCTTCTCGGAGCGAAGGGCGATCAGGAAGCCGTCGCCGATCGCCGTCTCGCGCGGGTGGACGTCGATCGCCTTGAACCCCTCCTTGCGGAAGTTCTCCATGTAGAGGTCCAGGCCGGTCTTCCACCAGTCGTCGGGCCGGGCATAGTTGGCCAGCTCGAGGCCGAAGTTGTCGTGGTAGAAGCGCCGGCACAGGCCGTAGCAGTCGACGGATCCGTGCCGAAAGGGCAGTCCGAGCAGATGGTCGTATCGGAGTGTCACAGCGACACCGTGGGGAACTCCGGCGGCAAGAACAGCCGACCGGGGGTGAGGCCGTTTGGCCCGTCGAGCTGGGTGCGCAGTTCGAAGGTGATCTGCACCCTGGTCATCGAGACCACGCGGAAGATCTGCCAACTATGCTGGGCGTAGACGTTGTTATCGGCTGTGATGTCCGACAATAGGACCCGCAGCCTCAGGATCTGGGCCTTGTTCACCTTGCCGGCGGTGACGAAGCTCGAGAACACGCCGAGGGGGTTGCCGACGACGAGCTGCGGCCGGGAGGCGCTGGTGGGGTCAGCCGAGTTGGAGAACCCGCTGAGCTTGATGGCGACACCCTCCCACGTCTTCCCCTGCCAGGTCACGGCATTGTCCGACTTCAGGAACAGGTTCGTGCCGTCGTTGAGGATGATCTGGAACAGCTCGACGATCCCGTCGGCGGCCAGCTTGTGGGCGTCGATGACGTGGGAGACCGGCTCCCGGTCTACCAGCCCGGTAGGGTACGGGTCGGTCATCAGGGCTGCTCCATCAACTCGACCGTGAAGTCCTCGACGACACCGTTACCGTTGGGCAGCCCCTTCGGGATCTGCAGCGGCTTGCTGAAGCGACAGGCCAGCGGGCCGTAGATCGGGTGGGTGTAGGTAAAGATCCCGTAGAGGCGCACCGACTGGTAGAAATTGTCGAGAACGGCTAAGTTGTTCAGCTTTGTCGGATCGGTGTCTATTACGAGCCCCTGGTCATCCACGGTGTAGTACCGCATCCCCGTGAAGCTCAACCGAAACGTCCGCTGGTCAGGCGCCGTCGGCGGCGCCGTGAATACGTAGGATTTACCGAACTGTACTCGCGTGGAACTGTCGGGATAGATGGTTTCGAATTTGTGGTGAAGGTTTGGAAATGCCGTCATATCAGCCCCCCGCGATCACGGTTTTGATCAGCTTCTTGGTCTGCCCGCCGGTCAGGATGTCCTGGCCGATGACGTGCAGGACGTCGTTCGGCCCCAGGCCGGTCGGTTGCTGACCGGGCGCGACCACATAGACGTTGGTGTGCTGGGGCGCCTTGTTCTGGTTGGCGGCGATCGGCTGGGCCTGCGAGATGCGCCGGTTGCCGAGCGAGTTCAGCGAGTCGACCGTGTCGGGGCCGAGTAGGCTCATCGCCGACTGCGTCAAGAGCCCCTCCCCCGGCTCGGCCAGGATGTGGACCGAATCTCGGGTCGGGACGCCGCTGTAGCCGAGCGAGGCACGACGCCAGGGAATGATGCCGCCGAGGCTGAAGACGGACGCCTGACTAACCATCATCGAGCCGGGGGCAGCGACGGCCGGTTGGGAGCCGACAGTGTCGCTGATGCTGGCGCTATCGCCGCCGAACAGACCGCCGAGTCCGCCAAACGAGCTGATGGCCGTCTTCATCATCTGTTCCGCCAGGGCGTTCGCCGCCACCCGCTGCGCACTCTGAAGGATCGAGATAGCCATCTCGCGGAAGGCCGTTCCGACCTTCACCGTCCCGGATTGCATGGTGGTGACGAACCTGGCGAAGGACCCCTCGGTGGTGTTGAGAACCTGCGGAACCCCGCGACCGATGTCGTCGAAGACGGTGCCCGTGTGGTCTTTCTGCCAGGACTTAATGCCCCAGCCGAGGGCACCGCCGGCATCCTGCGGTACCTGTTGCTCCTGAATATTGCGGAGCTTCTCAGCCAGCGTAAGTTGCTGCTCCTGGTAGCCGAGGACCTTCTGGTGCTCCCCAGAGATCGCTCTCCGGGTCGTCAAGATCTGGTTATCGAGATCCTTGACCTTCTGCCTGTCGTCCGCCGACGGATCGGACTTGATCGCCAACTCGTCGCGGGTCGCCTGAAGCTTACTGATCTCCTCAGCCTGCTGCTCCGTCATCGACCTGGATGCCTCTTCCGCCTTTTTGTAGGCGTCGATCATCAACTGGACTTGCGTAAGCTGTGCGTTCCGAGCCGCCTGCTGCAGAGTGGCAAGCTGGCTGGAGGAGGCGCCCGAGGCACGAGCGGCGTGCACGCTCTCCTTGCTCTGGGCCACCGTCAGGTTGCCCTGTAGTCCCGCCTCAGCCAGGGCATCCTGAATTCCACCCTGCTGGTCAGCCATCGCTCGCTGGAAGGTACTGAACTGGTCCAGCGGAGTGTTGGCCCGGATTTTCATGTCCTCGAGCTGACGCTGCCGGTTGGTGCGGTTGGAGTCGGCGGTCAGCTTGGCAGCCTGGAGGGTGCGTCCACCTGCGGCTTTATCGGTGGCCTGCTTGGCCTGGGCCTCGGCCGTCTTGATCTCGGCGTCGTAGGCCTTGTCGATCAGCGCGGCGAAGTCGTCGATCGCCTTCTGGACCTTGCTCGTGACTGAGTATTTGTCGGAGGCGATCGACTGGGCGTGCGACAGCTCGGCATTGTAGAGGGTCGAGTAGGACTGCGCCTCGGTTACGGCCGAGGCGTTTGCGGACGAGGTGATGGTGGTGCTTCGGTTGGCGGCCGTGTTGCCGGCCTGTTCGCGGGAGGCGTTGCGATCGGCAATCAGGGCCCCGAGCTGACCTTCGAAGATCTTGAGGAGGTTGGGATCGCCGGGGTTGGCCATCTTCGACTTCTCATAGGCCTGCATGACCTGTGCGGCCTTCACCTCGAAGACGCCGTCGACGAGCTTGTCGATCTCGCTTTCGATGATCCCGACCTGTTCGGTGGTCTTGGCCTGCGACATCTTTGCGGTCATCAGCCGCTGCTGGTTCTGCAGAAGCTGGATGTCCGCCTGAAGGCCCTCGGTGACGAACTTGTCCTGGTCGTCGATCTTGACCTTGAGGACGCCCGTGATGTGGGAGATGAACGCCTCGGCCTTCGCCTTCAAGTCGGCGGCGGCAGGAGCATTCGGACCCTCAGCCTCGTTCTTGAGCACGTCCTCAGACTGATCGAGAGTTTTCTTAAGCTTCTCTTGAGCGTTTTGCTGACGGATCTTCGCAATAGCGACCTGAGCCTCCTGATTGGTGGCCAAGTCGGGGCCGCCGGCCAGGATTGCCCAGCCGGCGTCTTCCTTCTGGGCCTGAGCCAGGGCGGCGTTGCCCGTTTGACGAAGAGAGCCGTCCTTGCTGTCGGCAAGGAGGGCATCCCTCCGCTTCGTCAGGTCTTCTTTCACCTTGGAGACGCCGAGGATGTCGGCAATCTTGCCGATGTAGACTCCGACGTCCTCAATGGCCTTGGCCACCTTGTCTGCTTGCTCGCCCGTCATGCCCCGCTTGGTTTCGCCGAGTTGGGCCTGGAGGGCTATGAGCCTCTTAAGGTCGGCGTCGGAGACCTCCCCGTTACGCCCCTGGATACCACGCAGAGTGCCTTCAAACTGGGAGATGAAGGCGTCGGCCTTGTCGTTGCCGGTACGGTCCACCCAAGGCACGCCCTGACCCCGACCCTTTTTCATCTGGTCGTAGGTGATGTCGGTCTGGAGAACAGCCTTCCGCTTCTCCGCCTGGTCCCCGACGGCTGTAACCTGATCACTGATGGAGGTGATCGTGCTTCCGACGATGTCCGCCCTAAACTGCCGCAGAAGATCCAGGAAGGACTGGGTCTTATTACCCGTGACGTCGACCTGGAGGCCCAGCTTCCCGTAGGAGTTCCTGAGGTCGTCGATGACGCCTTGGGCGTTCCCGACGACCTCACCGTGCTGGGCGAGCTTCTGGCTGGTTTCGTCGATGCTCTCGATGAGCTTTTGGTTCTCCTCGCCGCGCTTCTGGAGATCCTGCACAGTGCCCGTCGAGGCGTCGAGCCGGTCGGCGGCCGAGTCTTTCTTGAGATTCGTGACAACGGCCACGATCGCCGCGAGGGCTGCGGTGGCAGCTAGAATCGGGCCGATGATCGGGCCAGAAATGGCGGCACCTATGCCTGCCGCGAAGCCCCCTCCGGCCAACATGGTGGAGGCCCCGCCCATGATGCCGACCATGCTGGCGGCGCCGAGCCCCGCGCCTACCGTCGCCAGGACGCCCGACAGGGTCTGCGACTGCCCGATCAGCCCCAGTATGCCGCTCGTTGCGTCAGCAATCCCCTTGAGGAGCCCGCTGAACGAGCTTTCCCCCGCGCTCGACATGACCGTCTCCCAGGTGTTCTTGAGACGGGTCATGGCGCCAGACAACGTGTTCAGGTTGCGCTCGGCAGCGGCGGCGGCTGATCCGGTTTGGCTCAGCTTGTTGATGAACTCGTCGGCCGAGTTGATGTTCTTACCGAGGGCGTTATAGAAGGCGGCGCCTTCAGCTCCGAGGTTCCGCATAGCGGCCGAGGCGTCGAAGCCGGCGTTGTGCATGGTCTGCAACACGCCGACGAGCCCCTTGGTCTTTACGTCGACGGACTCGATGTTCAACCCGACATGAGCCAGGTCGGTTTTCAACTGTGCAGATGGTTCGGCCAGGGCGGTGATCAACTGCCTGAAGCCCATGCCGAAGCGTTCGTTCATACGGACGCCGGCATCGGCGGCCATCGCCAGCGTGCCCACCAGCTCCTTGAGCGGGATGTTCACCTCGGCGGCGATCTCGGCCGTCATGTTGAGGCCCGAGTTCAAGGCGTTGGTGCTGATGCGGCTCTTGGCGACGGTGCCGGTGACGAGGTCGGCGATGTTGCCCATGCTGGAGGCGGGCATGTTGTAGGCGCCCATAGCGCCCGTCAGCATCTGCGCCGCCTCTTCCGGCTTGATTTGGATTGCCGAGGCGAAGTCGACGACGCCCTTGAGGCTGTCCTTCACCTGATCGGCGGTCATCCCGAATTTGGCCAGGATGGTGGTGGCGTCGATGATGTCCTTGGCGGCAACGTTGCTGTTCTGCGCCACGCCGACGATGGTGGCCCGCAGAGATGTCATCTGGGTGTTGGAGGTCTGAGTGATGGCCTGCAGCTCTCCGAAGCTCTTGTCCAGCTCGGCCACCTGCTTGATGGTCTCCATCGGGCCGTACAGGGCAGCGCCGAACATGACCATGTCGGCCATGCTGTTGGCGTGGCCTGAGAACCGGGAGAGGCGGTTCTGCAGGAAGCCGCCCTCATTGGCTGCCCTGCTGGCCACGCGCTCCTGCTCGATGACACCGGCCAGTTGCTCTCGCAGCTCCTTCACGCGCGAGATCTGAGCGCTATAACCGTCGCTCCCCTCCTTGATCGCCTTCAGCCGGGCTTCCTCGGCGGCCAAGAGATCCCGCATTTGAGCCGAGGAGCCGTCCGAGCGCGTCTGGGAGCGGGTGGAGTACCACGAGGCCCGAGCTTCGGCCGCCGCCGCCGGGCGATCCGCCAGCCGCACGTAGGGCTGCGCTGCGCGGTCAATCGTGTCCTGCATGCGACGTTTGAACATCTCGAACGAGGACGACATCGCCTGGTCGGTCGCCTGTAGGATCTTCCGCGACAAGCCTTCCATATAGATCTTGAGGTCGGCCTGAACCGCTTCCTGGTTCGAGGCGAAGGCCTGAGCCTTCGCCCCGGAGGAAGCCGCCTTGGTCTGCATGGCCTCGATGCCGCCGCCCGCGACGATCTTCAGCTCCTGAGACACCTCCCTCAGGTTCTGAGCGTTCGCCTTAAAGACGCCGTTCAGGTCGGCAAAAGCGATACGGATGACGTCTGCCTGATCCTTGAGATCGTTACAGATGCTCAGCAGCTCTTTAAAGTCGCTGAACGTCTTTCCTGTCTCAAGGACAGTGTTGAGGATGATGTTACTGGGGCCGCCCCCGGTATCGCCCACCTCATCCATGTCAGCCTCCGACCACCTTGTTGAAGAGGAGCGCGGCCTCGGCCGCATTCTTCGGGACATTCGAGGCGGGCTGCTGCGAACCGAAAGCTTTCCTGACGATTATCGCCATGCTCTCAAAGTCCTGCACGGCACAGGCGTGCACATGACCCACACGCAGCTTCACCTTCATCTTCAGATCCGCGAGGGTGTTGTCCCAAAGGACGTCTCTCAACTTGCTCGGGACCGTGTCGAACGCCCAACAGATCGACTCCTCGAAGGTCAGCTTGCCGTGCCACTCGATGAAGGCGCCAAGGCTGTCGTGATCCGCTCGGCTTGACTTTTTAGCTCCTTGGCGGAGCGAAGAAAAAAACCGATGAGGTGCTCCTGCGCCCAGCGGATCAGGTTCTCGGCGTCGTCCATCTCGATGTCGATGTCGGCGGCGGTGAGCGGCTCGACGGGGCGGCCCTTCTCGCGAACGGCCAGCATCTCGACCATGACGGCGTCCCGCAGAGTGTGATCCATCGGAATGAAGGGGATGCGGTCGGGGTCGCCGACGTGGGACGCGAGGACGGTAAGCAGCCCGTAAGACATCTTGATCTCACGATCAGACCCTGCGGACTTGACGGTAATAGTACTAGCAACAGTCATGATGTTCTCCAGACGAAAAAACCACTGGCGGAGTATATCCGCCAGTGGTTCTCAAGACAAGGACCGAGGTGTGGTCTCTGGAGAACGCCCCTTGTCTTACGTCGGAACGAACATGATCGCCGAACGGTTCGAGAAGTCCGAGAAGAACGGATCCGTGCTGACCGGCCGGTACACGGTCGTTTCGAACGGCAGGTTCCCGTGCTGCTTGCTGGTGAGGGCCAGCGCGAAGCCCTTGGTGATGCGGAGCTTCGGGACCAGCACGCCCATCGGCGACCCGTCGGTGAGCTGGCCGACCGCCTTCAGCGACAGATAGGGCTGCGCCTTGGACGAGCCCAGGTCGATCGGGTTGACCACGCGCATGGTGGCCGACGCCAGAGTCTCGGGGACGCCGTAGGTGAGGGTCACGGCATCGGTCACAACGCTGGCCACCTCGTCGAAGTACATCTGGTCCTGCTCGGGTCCTTGGATGACCACCCACTTGCCGGCCGTGATGCCGGTCGGCGAGGCGACGGTCACCGTCATTTCAGGGGTTTCCGAGGTGCCCGTGGTGCCGGCCGGGATGGTCGTCGCGGCGCCGGTCGGGCTCAGGGTCGAGCCGTCGAGGCCCAGCGAGTAGGCCAGGTTCTTCGAAGTGTATTCGTAGACTTCGAAGCTCGAGGTGAGGTTCGACTTGTTCATCTGCGAGTCGACGACGAGGTTCAGGATGCCCTCGGTCAGCTCGACGTAGCCGACGTCGCTCTTCAGGTTGAAGCTCTTCGTCAAACCGATACGGTTCGATTCATTCAGCTTGTAGAGGTCGGCCTGGGGGCCGATGAAGATCGAAGCCTCGCTGAGACTGAACACTCCCGTGTTCGCGGAGCCAAAATCGGGCATGGGATTACTCCAGCAAGAATTATTCTTGCCTTTGTACGGTCTCCGCCGCTACTCTTCCATTGTTAATACTGAGTGGGGATTAGTCATGAGTACTAGCATTACTAGTGTGAACCTTGACGATAGGGTCAAGAAACAGCTCCAGCTCCGGGCCGACCGGAACTTCCGCTCCGTGAGCGGAGAGGTCAATTACGTCCTGAAGACGTTCTTCGCCTTGGAGGCCAGGATGGAGATCGAAACCTTCAGAGCTTTGGTTTCCGATCCGCCAGCAGGTTGACCATCATCATCTGAAAGGTGCGGGCCGTTGAGCGGTGCACCGGCAAGATGGCTGTGCCGGCTGCGACGGTGAACTGCCCCAACACCTCCCCGGTTGTTGCGTCGACATACGGGACGTGCTTCGTCGGCTGACAGAGCGTGAACAGTCGATCGAGAATGTCGCGGTGGTCGAACATGCTGTCATCGTCGACCGTGGCGATGCAAAACATCACCTTGACCTCCATGGTGGTGTTTCCTGAGTCCACCGTGAAGCCTCGCATCCCGACGATGTTCTGGAACGGCAGCGTGTCGAGGCTGACGTACTGGTCGAAGTCCACGAAGGTGGCGTCGTAAGGGATGTCGATGATGAGGGCCTGAAGGAAGTTGGCCAGGGAGGCGTAGACGTTGTTGAATTCAGCCATGCTAACGGTTCCTCATGACGAACCCATTGTTCTCGAGGGCTCTGCGGATGGCCGACGGGATTCGATACTTCAGGAAATACAGGAGCGCTGGGGCCAGGAGGTTCCGGGTATGCCCGGCGCGGTTCATCAGCTTGTAGAACATCTTCGTCCCGGCGCCCCCGACGAGAGCAGCCAGAGCCTCGTCTGCTCCATCGCCGGCCTCGAGGCCCGGATGAGCCTCGAAGAAGCTTGAGAAAGGGGTGACGATGATGCGCCGGGCGATCGGGCCCTGGCCGAAACGCTCCAGGTCTTCGCGGTCGGCCTGGGACCGGCCGTAGCCGGTGGTGACTACGGTCGACCCGAGGATCGCCACTGCCAGCTTGTCGTCCAGCTCGTGGAACAGCTCGCGGGTCTTGATGAAGAAAAGCTCGTTCCCCTTCTTCTTGGCGTAGCTTTTGCTTAAAGCAGCCCAGAGCGGGGTGAACTGCGTGAGTGCGGCCGGTGTGCTGGTCGTCCCCATGAAGTCGGTTGCCACGACCTTGAAGAACTGGTCGGACTCAGCGTTGGCGGCGTCGGCGACGATCCCTCGAAGAAAGCGGACCCTCCCCCGGAACTGGGTGTCGATGCCCCGCATAACCTGTTGCTTCAGGCTCTCGGCAAAGTCGTCGCTCATCACGCAACCTCGCCGATGGTTATCCCCATAGCGTGTTCGGCCCGACGGACGGACATGTGCGTGTTGATGCGGTCGTTGATCTTGAGGGCCGCGTTGGTGAGGACGCGGTAACGGCTCAAGGCCGCCAGAGAGTTGAGATCCTGCGCCAGCAGCTCGAGCGTCCCCCAGATCGGGCCGAGGCTCACAGTGGTGCTCTGCTTCTGCAGCCCCGTCACATGATCCGCAGAGGTGACCGATCGGGTCCAGGTGAGCTGCTGATCGAGGTGGTATAGCTTGAACAGATTGGCGAACGGCCCTTGGGCCTCGTCGTCACCCGCCCAGGCGCAGAGCATCACTCGGCCCGCGTTGTCGATGATCATGTCGCCGGGCTTGATGCCGCTCGACGGTCGCACATTGAGGACTCGGCGAGGGACGTAGAAGGTGTTCCCGCGCCCCGCCGTCTCCGGGAGCAGGGAAATCATCCCAAAGAAGTGCCGCCCGTCGATCGTCTTCAACCGTTGGCGGAACCTCTGACCGAGCTGTTTGAACTCCGGCATGTCACGGCCCCGTAATGGTGCCGGGGAAGACGGCCGTCCCCGGCCCCTTGATGATGTCGAGGCGCCTGCCGACCACCAGCAGCGGCGGGAACGTGCTTTGGATGTTGGTGATGTTGGTCAAGGTGTCCTCCAGCAGATCAGTGAGCTGATCGTGGAGGGCGCCGAAGTCATAGTTCCCGAACCGCTCGGACGACATGGTCCCGGCCTGCTCGCGCCGCAGGAGCCTCGCCGGCAGCGACGGCAGCAGATCGAACGCCGCCTTGTAGATCAGGGCGTCGTTGGCGTACTTGGCGTTGAGGGTGCCCGACGAGAGAGCTGCCGCCATCGTCGCGGGGCTGCCCATGCCAGCCAACTGTGCGTCCAGCAGATAGTAGGCGTCGTAGAAGTCGACGTCGGCGTCGGGCAGCTCGGTGGTGGACAGCCCCAGGTGTTTGCGCACCTCGGCCGGCGTCACTCCGATGTTGAGCCACGCATTGAGGCGGTACGGGACGGTCACCTGATACGGAGCGGTGCCGACCGTGTACTTGACGATCAGCGTGCGCAGCTCGGTCGGGAGCGCCTTCGCGTTGTACTGCGACGGGATGGTGACCGCAATCTCAGTTGCGGTGGGTGTGAGAGCCTGGTCGGTCACGACCAGGCTGCCGTTATTGTCTCTCAGCGAGAAGGTGACACTGCCGGTATCCGGGACGACATACTCGCTATCCACCAGGAAGGGGACGAGGATCGTCACCGAATCATCGGCAGTGAAGTTCAGCATAACCTACTTGGCCTTCTTGCCACGGGGCGCGTCGGGCTCTGGCTCAACAGCCTTCGGCCCGAAGGCGGACAGGAAGCTCTCGATGGCCAGCTCGCGGTCGCCGGCACTCTCCCGCCAGTAGGAGGCGAACTCCTTGTCGGTGGCCGTGTCCTTCAGCTCGCCGGCCACCAGTCGGAGCTGGTTGAGGAGGGCGCGGGCCTGAAAGAAGTGGCTCATCTCGACGACGGCCGGTCGGTGGGCGGGGATGAGCTGATTGTGGTTGTCGACGAGCTGAAAGTCCCCGACGGTTTCAACGAGGGATAGGGCCACGGCGTTTCTCCAGAGTAAAGGGGTCGGCGGGGGAAACCCACCGACCCCGACCGAACCCTTACGACCCGAAGTCGATGATGTTGCGCGCGTCCGGGAAGACCAGCTTGTAGCCGGTGTTCTCGGTCCTCACGTACTGGACCTCCTGCGTCTGGACCAGGCGCTCGCTCTCGGCGATCTGGCTGCCCGACTCGACCAGCTCCTCCAGGCACTCGGCCAGGGTCAGGCCGATGAGCTGACCGTCGGGGACGGTCGACGAGAGGACGAACTGCACGCCCTGCAGCAGGATCGGCAGGTTCTGCTTCAGGTTCGGGCCGACGCCGGCATCCGCCATGGACTGGGCTTCCGACTTCTGACCGGACAGGGTCGGGGTGAAGAGCAGCAGCCAGTTGATGTACATGTCGTAGTTGCCGACGACCACGTCCACCGGCCACATCGACTTGGCACGGCCGACCAGCCAGCCCAGGAGGGCCTTGTAGTCGATCGAGCCGTTCGGGGTGTAGCCCGCAGTGTAGCCGTAGGGGCGGGTCGTGGACGAGGCGACCACGTTGGCCGCCGCGTTGACGCCGTCACCGTTGATCGCGATGCCGGTCGCGGCCTTCACCTTGGACAGCTCCAGCTCGCGCTGGACGCGGGCGGCGAACGGGGTCATCACGTCGAGCGCGGCGCGACGCATGAACTCGTAGGTCCACTTGTAGCCCGAGCCGTGCTTGTAGATCTTGACCGACTGCTCGGAGGTCCGCACGGTCTTGATCGGGATCGGCGCCCCCTCCGAGATGGTGCTCGAGGTCCGGGCCTTGGTGTCGTCTTCGACGAAGGTGGTGATCAACTCGTTGCCGGCGATGGTACGGCTGTTGCCGAGCATCGGTTCGACATATTCGATCATGTTGATCTTATTCTTCCACCGCAGCACCTGATCGATGACGGCGGGGAAGAGCGCGCGGGTGCCGTCGTAGGTGACGAAGGTGTTGGCGGCGGCCTGCAGCAGGGCGCCGTTGGCGAAGTCGTTCTTCACCGGCAGCGTCAGGTAGGCCAGGGCGGCTTCCATGCCGTCCAGGCCGCTGTAACGGGTCTGGTCCGACGACTTGGTCGGGTCGATGGCCAGGGTCAGGAAGTCTTCGACGTTCAGGCCGTAGTCCTTGGCCTCGGCGCACAGCTTCAGGCCGGCGATCTTGGACTTGTAGGAGTCGGTATCCAGCAGCCCGGCGAGGAGATCCTCGGGCGAGCGACGATTGCGAGCCAGCTCGCAGATGTCTTTGGTGATGGCGCTCATCTTCACGATCTCCGATTAGCGGAACAACACGACGACGGTACCGTCGCCGGGAACTGAGGTGACCATGTTGGCCTTCGGCAGGTTCGCCGCGACGGCGACCAACGCGGTGGCGGTCATGGCCGGGACGGTCTGCACGTTGCCCGGATGGGCGGTGGAGCCCTCGACCTGATCGCCGACGGCGACGGTCTGGCCGGTGGCGATCGGCAGGGTCATGCCACCCTTGGTCAGAACGGTGGCGACCCAGACACCTTCCGCGACACGGTTCTCGACCGCCTCGATGCGGCCCAGGATCGGGTCGCCGTCCTCGGCCAGCTTGACCTGGGTGTCGGCCGACGTGTCGAGGGTCACCGCCAGGCCGATCGGACCCGCCGTGGCGACTTCGCCGTACTTGACACCGGGGGCGCCGTAGTTGGTGAGGTACAGCGTCTGGATGTCGGGGGCGGCGTGGAAGGTGTATTTGCCGGACCGATTGACGCCGTCAACCGTAACGCCCGCACCAATGATGTTGGTCATGGCTCAGTTCCTTACTTGCGAGTGGTGAAGGCGGAGGGCGGCAGGAACGCCGCCGGCTCTCCGTCGAGCTTGGCGGCCGCCAAGGCCACGCCGCCGGCCGGAAGCTGGAACAGCTTCACCTTGGCGGCGTCGAGGGCGGCCAGCATGCCCGTCACGTCGGCCGGAACCACGGGGGCCTGGGCGCCGGAGGCGACCATGGCGGCGCGGGTCTGCTCGGTGAGGAAGGCCACGACCTTGGTGTGCTCTTCCTTCAGCTTCAGGCCTTCGGCGCCTTCGGTGCGGGCCGTGTCGCGCTCGGTGGTCAGCGTGGCGACCTGGGCGGCGCTGGCCTCGAGCTTGGTCGTCAGGTCGGTGACCTGGGCGGCGCTGGCGGTGAGCTGCACCTCGAGCTTCGCCTTGTCGGCACTCAGCGTAACGATTTGACCGAGGGCGGCCTCGGCCGTCAAAACCTGATCGGCCATCGCGGCCTCCTTCTGGTGATGAAAGACTTTCCCTGTGGGCGCACCGAACAGGGCGGTGATCTCCGGGTCGAACCCGGAGGCGGCGAGGCGCTGGTACTGCTCCTGACCGAGGCGCTGCTTGGCGCGGCCGACGATCTTGGCGTTCTTGGCGGCGCCCAGCGAAACGAGGGACAGCTCGTAGAAGCGCCCCATCCCCTCCATGACCCCGTGCACGCCGTCCGCGCCGAGGACGTGGCCGTCGGGGCAGGTGCGATCCCACAGGTTGTCGACGGTGGCGTCGGACCCGAAGTAGTCGAAGTTGCACTCCGAGCAGAGGAACTGCGCCGGCACGATGCCGCACGAGACCTCGTCGATCACACCGGAGTTCAGCTTGGTGATGAGGTCGGCCACCGTGCTGTCGTCACGCGACAGATAGAAGAGGACGCGCAGCTCCTCGCTGTTGAGCACGTCGGCCATGAAGACGCGGCCGACCGGCAGCTCGCAGCCCTGCATATGCAGGGTGTGCAGCGGAACGGCGCCGCCGCTCTGCACATACGTCGACATCGCATCCAGCAGCGAGAGCTGCGGGACCGCCTTGTCGTAGATCGAGCCGCGCTTATTGATCGGCTGCCGGTTGAGGGCGATCGCCTCGAAGATGGCGATCTTGCTGGGATCGACTGGCCCACCGAAGCTCTCGTTGAGCTTCGCAAGAATGGCTGGGGTGGGCGTGATCTCCTTCATCATGTGACGGAGAATATTGGCGTCGATTTTGGAAGTCAACAGTCAATAAAACGCGCGGACTTTACTAGTACACTAGTACTAGTCTGCTTTCGTTTTACTTACCGCCGCGATGAAGGCGTCGATGCGGGCCGTGAGGGCCCGCAGATCCGCACGCAGGCTCTCGAAATCGGAGCGGTGGATCGTGTCTTCCTTGACGCGATCGATCTTGTCGTAGAGATCCTTGTGGGTGGCGCTGTTGTCGGTGTCCTGTTTGCCGGCGGCCGACCTGATCGAGTCGACCTCGCGGTCGAACCGAAGAACGACCCATTTGCCGAAGCCCCCCAGAGCGAGGAAGCCCGTGCCTCCGATGTAAAGGATCTCGGAGACCTCAAGCATAGTAATCCTCCAGCATGGCGAGCGCGGCCTTGACGGCGTTTGGTGTCTTCTGAACGCCGTTGGACCTGGCAGTGGTCCCGGCCTTGCGGCCCTCCTTGCCTCCGACGGCCCGACCGAGGGCGTCGCCGTTCCCCGAGACGTTGGCTGCCGTGTCGGCGTCGGGGCTGCCCGACGTCGTCATCGGCTGCATGAAACCGGTCCCCGAGAGCTTCGGGGCGTTGGCCGAGGGCGGCCTCTTGAACATCTGAATGTGGAACTCGATGTCGTCGATGAGCCCGAGGCTCAGCAGCATCAGCAGTCGCGCCTGCTTGAGCACGAGCTGGGGTTCCAGCTCGGTCTCGGAGCGCAGCTCGGCGGGGCAGAACGTCACCTCGACGACGCTCTCCGAGCCGGTCAGTCGCAGCCCGTAGGTCAGCACCTGCGTCATGATGTCGGCGAGCGGGCGATTGATCTGATCGGCGTTCATCGAGAAGATGCGGGCTTCCGTCGAGGCGGTGTTGACGCCACTCTCGCCGCGCCCGATGACCGTCGCCATCGTCTTCAGCGCCGCCTGGTTCTGCCCGTTGAGGACCGAAATGACCTGGGAGATGTCGACCGAGGCACCGGGGTTCTTGTCGTTGATGATCGTCACGTCGACCGAGTCGGTGTGCGCGAAGGGCTGGTCGGAGCGGAGCCCCGCCATGGTGCCGGTGATGTCGTTCAGCCGGGTGTTCACCCAGTTGCGGAGCGCCTGGCTGTCGTTGCGGATGTTGGCCGGGGCGTTCTTGACCAGGCTCTCTTCAATGACCTTGATGTCGACGCGCGGGAAGCCCGTCGACTGCATGATCCGGTAGAGGTCATTGATGACCTGTTGCCGGGCCGCCAGGGTGTTGATCGCCGAGACGAAGCAACCGTCCGTGTAGATGGTCAGCGGGTCCTGACGGAAGAACGAGGTGAAGAACGTCGGCACGTTGGTCAGATCGATGAACTGGCCCGTGGTGGTGGTGCGCTGCTTGCAGGTGTAGAGACCGGCCTGCTCTTCCGTCCACCACAGCGAGTGCGGGTCGACCATATTCAGGCGGTCGGGGGCCCGGAACTCGTCGAGGATCAGCTCGGTGGCGAGGGCTCCGCGCAGCAGCACCATGTAGCGCATGCGCTCGAAGAGCCCGCGCAGGCTCAGCACAAACCGGTAGCCGGTGTAATTCGTCCGCCCCGTCAAGATCTGAAGGAGCTGGCCGACGGTGGCCTGCCCGGCCTCGTCGAAGCTCCCGTCGGGCTTCTTGACGTAGATGAGCGGCAGCGTGTCGGCCAGGGTCAGGTAGGCATTGACGGTGGCGCTGACGTCCGGGTCCTGACGGAACAGGAGCTGGAGGAGCTGCTGGCTGTCGTAGGTGTGCCGAAGATCCTGGAGGTCATTGAGGTGGTCCCGGAAGCCGGGGATCGGCAGGTACAGCCCGTTAAGATACGGGTTGAAGGTGCCGGTAAAGGAGGTGGCCTGGCGCGGGGCACGTTTCGGCAGGACCAGCTTCTTGAGACCGTCCAGAATACTCATAGCATGTTCCTATCACCCGAGAGGCCCGCGAACAACACTATTTTTGGCTCCGAGAAGACCAGCCGTAGTGCCCGTCTGGCAACCCCTTAGAATCACTACTGATCGTTGATCCGCCTGTACTAGTGAATTGAGGTAGGAGACGATCTTCATACTAGTAAGACCCATGCCGAGAGCGTGGAAGTAGTGGTCTTCCGGCGCCAGCTTCAACCACCTGGCCGGCTCTTCGGGCTTCTCGTCGCGGACCATGTTGCGTAGATGGCCGATGATCACGTCCTTCTGCGTGCCGTAGCCCCCCATCGGCAGGTTGCGCTTGCGGACGCGGGTCGCGACCCGGTCGAGCAGGGTCGTGCGGTCGGCCTGGAAGTGGATGACGGTCTCCCCGTCGAGATCCTTGATGGGCTGCAGATCCTTCGTGCCCCGGTACTCGATCGGCCAGATCTTGCCGCCCGAGGCGTCGCGGACCTGATTGGCCAGCACGGTCTGGGGATGGCGGTCGATGCCGCCGGTCACGATCTGGTAGCGCTCCTTGAGCATCCCGACGTGCGCGACCAGGAGGTCGGCATGCACCGTCTGGAAGCTGAACGGTCGCGCGGTCTCGGGGTCGGCGCCGTCGAACAGGATGACGTGGCAGGTGGTGCCGACGTCGATCCCGACCGAGATCGGCCGCCCAGCCATGTCGGGCACGGCGCTCTGCCCTTGCGTCAGGCAGGCCTTGATGTCCTCCTCGGTCAGGCGCTCGTTGCCCCCGGTGAAGGCTCTCCCGAGGACCGTGTTGTACCAGCCCCGGATGAAGTTGCGGCGCTTGTACTTCGGCAGCTCGTTGACGATGTAGCGGATCGAGATCCGGCTAGTCGAGAAGGGCCGGATCCGGTAGCCGCGCGCCGAGGTGCGGCCGGGATAGGTGGGTACCCACTGACGCAGCGCCGGGTCCTTGAGGTCGAGCGGCCGGCGGCACTTCTCGCAGGCGACGTAGGCCTCGTCGAGGTCCATCAGGTCGATGTGTTCCTGCTCGATCTCGTCGAAGGACGACAGCTCGGGCATGCCGGGGATGATGACGAAGCTCTCGTCGAAGTCGGGGGTCTGCCAGTGGTTGCAGTGCGGGCAGCGGCACAGGTATTCGTGCTGGTCGGTCGTCGCGAAGCTGGCGTCGATGCCGTAGGAGACATGGGTCGGCGTCGAGAACGACTGGGTGATCTGCCAATCCGAGTCCTGCAGACGGGAGCCGAACAGCGCCAGGATCTGCTGGTCGGAGAGATCGACCTCGTCGAGGAACAGGATGTCGCCGGGGAAGCCGGTGGCCGAGCCCTCGGTGCAATCCGAGATGACCATGAAGGAGCGGCCGAGCTGATAGAGCAGGCTGCTGCGCACCGAGCCCCGGTCGCTCTCGCCGTTGAACACGGCGTTGTCGTCGATCATCAGTTTGACGCGGGTCTTGGCCAGCTTGTCGCGCATCGGCTGGTTCGGCTGGGTGAAGATGCCGTTGGAGCCCTGGTTGCGCTGCAGGAAGGCCGCCATCTTCCGCATCTGCACCTCGGTATTGTGCGTGGGGATCATCCCTCGACCGGCCAGGAACAGGTGGTTTGCAGAGTTAACCGATATGCAGCGAACCGGCACCGAACTGATCTTTTCGACAGAGACAATACGCCGACGAAGGGCCTCAGTTGGTCGACCGACGGTCTTGCTGCGAAGGCGCTCTCTCTTTCTAGGAAGTCGACAGATGTCGTCGTCAGCGTAAGCGGTAAACGAAACCTCAGCGATCAGCTTCCGCGAATTAATTACGTCTCCGTTCTTGCGTACCCCCCCGCTGGCCCTTCGCCATCTTGTGCGGGGTTTGAGCCCGAGCGAGGCGATCAACTCCTCCACGCCGGAGATCAAGTCGGGGTTTGTATTATAAAATGAGGCGCGCCCCTTACTGGTAATCGACCCGTCGGTGTCCATAAGCCCGCGCAGCAGCTCTCTCCGTGCCTCTATAGAGGCACGAAGGTATTCACCAGGGATATGCTTCGCTTTCAGCACCCCTGCGCGCACCAGCCGTGAGTACATAGTGTCGTAGGGGGTCGATGGCTGTCGTTCCTCTCCGCGCCAGCGGAAGGCAACGTCCTGGTCTCGGCACTTACGGCACCTATTCCAGGGGCCGACAGTTCCCTCCGCCTGTTTGTCATGGCCGCGAGGGCAGATAGCAAGGTCTCTCGGGACGTCAACTTTAAGGTCGAACACCTTCTCCGCTTTTGTCTCCAGCAATCTGCATTCGAGTCCGCGTGTTTCAAGTTCACGCTTAATAACTAAAATATCCTCTTTCCCGCCCGTGAGGCGTGTCGAATAGCTGTGCCCGTCGCCCAACCAGAGACCCAAATAATAGGGGTCTATCGGGAGGGGTCTATCGCTCCCCTCTATCGGTTTCGTATTCGGGATAGCGAATAGGTTTCTATTTCCCTCTTTGTAAATAGCAGAAAGACGATCTGTACTGATGACCCCATCACGGGCGTACTCAGAGTGCAACGGGATCCGGCCGCTTTGCTGGTACATACCCGCCGGGCCGAAGGCTTTATGACACTGCACGAACCACCGGTGACCGCCGTCAGCAACGATGGACGTGCCGTCGTCGAATTCGACCTTGTAACAGTCGTGGTCGAGATAAACCGGCGAGACGTATTCGACCACGCAGGGGGCGCCCTGCTCGTCGTAAGCACGGTCACCGACGGACACATCTCCCATAGTTGTCCAGCCCGACGGAGTCGGAACTGGCGTGTCCAAGGCCAGGGCCATGCCCACTTGTGACAATTTTACCACATGCAGGTTGGGGTGCATGTCATCGACGATGCGGCGCTGGAACTCGCGCCCCTCGAAGCCGAACGGTTTCCCCTTCAAGGTCATGTTCGCGATGATCCACTCGCTCATCGACATGTTGAGGGCGTCGATCGAGTATTTGGATTTGCAGACGTCGAGAAGGCCGGAAACGTGAGCGTTCATCGGCAGAACGTAGGCGAAATGACAGTACTTCGCAAGGTTACGGAGGTTCGTAACCTATATACGGAGCGGGTCTGTTGGTTCGCAACCTTATTTTAGGCTAGTACTATCGGTTTCTGGTTCCTAACCGGGAGGCTGTTCACCCTTGCGAGGACTGATTCGCCGGGGTTAGGGTGTCGATTCAACACTCAAGGTGCCCGATGGCTTCATTTCCCCCGCTCAACAGCGACAAGCTGTTGCCCCTGAAGGTCGTCTGTCAGGGATTGAAGGACGACCCCGCCTATCTCGATCGGCCCGACTGCCCCTATAGCCCCGAGGTCCGGGACTGGCTCAAGGCCAATCTCAGCACCCGGCCGGCGGTGGCGGTGCCCGAAAGCGAGAGCGACGTCGATCTCAACGACCCCGAGAGCTGGGACGACATCTCCAAGAAGGCGCTGAAGCTCTACAGCGACCTGGAGAAGCTCGCCGCGCCGGGCAACGACGTCGGCGAGAACATCGCGATCATCAAGACGAAGGCCGCCCTCCTCGAGCGCCTGATCACCGTCGGTGACAAGGCGCTCGGTCACAAGGAAGTCGCCGAGTTCAAACGCATCGTGCTGGGGATCATGGACGACGTCATGTCGCCCGATCAGCGAACCTCGGTGATGGAAAAGCTGGAGCGCTTCGCATGACCTCCATATTCGCCGATACGGCCCCAGC